CGCCCGCTGTGCAATCTCGTCGGGCGTGGGGTCGTGCGTTTGCTGGTTCCGGTCACGCGGCCGTGGCGGCAGCTTGTGCCGCGCCACGAGCCGCGTGAGATGCGTCGGGCTGACGCGAAGCATCTCCGAGATCTGCACGCGAGTCAGCGTGTGGTCGTTCCACAATTGGTACAGCCGCGCTAGGTCAACGTGTCGCACTATTGGCATGGCGTCACTCCGCTGCCATCGGCATGACCACGCCCGTGTGGCAATCCGTTCGCAAGATCACCGCCGACTGCCCATCCTTCGCCTGGACGCTCACCGTGGGCTCGCCGTCCGCCGGCAGCCCTTCGAGCCACTGCCGCACGTATCGCGGGTCTAACTTCACGCTGCAGGCCGTGCCAGCCTCCACGAGCTCGCACGTCACGCTCGACTCGCCGGCCTCGCTGCTCTTACCGTGCAGCCACAGCCCCTTGTCGGAGAAAGCGAAGTCGATGCCCCTGCTGGCCTCGGTGGTGACGATCGCCGCTGCCTTCACCGCCGCCAGCAGCTGCTCGGCAAGCACGGTGGTCGGCTCGCAATCGAGATCCGGCACCGCGTCGCGCCACCGGGGGAATCGCCCTTCGATCAGCCGTGCCGTGACAGTCGCCGTGCCGATCGTGGCCACGATCTCTTTGCCGGTCGCCTCAAGCTGGATCGAACCATCGGAGTCGGCCAGGGCCAGCCGAGACAGGATGCCCATCACGCGGCTCGGCACCAGAGTCTGCGAGTCATCAACCGCCAGGTCGTGCTCGCACTCCACGAGCGACAGCCGCCGGCCGTCCGTTGCGACGAAAGACACCGTCTCGCCCTGCACTTCGATCAGCACGGCCCCCAAGGCGAACCGGCTGGACTCGTCATCGGTGGCAAACACCACGCCCCGCACAGCCCGCACGAACTGGTCCGCCGGCAGCCGTGTCACCGGCTTGGCGTCGGCCGGCTCCCACAGCGGGTACTCGCTGGCGTTCTCCGTGGGCAGCGTCCAAGTGCCCGAGCCCGCCCGCACCACGCAGCTCGTCTCGCCCGGCTCCAGCGTCACCGTGTCGCCCGTCGCGGCCCCAAGGATCTGCGACAGCCTGCCGTGTGGCAGCAGGATCGCATCCCCGTGGTACTCCACGGTCACGTCGATGCGCACTTCACCATCCGATCCCGTCAGCAAGCCGTCGCCCAGGCGAACGGCCTGGTAGATCGGCTTCGGGCTGCGGCTGGGCACAGCCGGTGAGACTGCGGCCAGCGCCGCCTTCAGATCAGACGCCGCCAGTTCAATCCCGGTTCGTTTCTTCGTTGCGGTTCCCATAAGAATCCCTTCTTTTGAGTGAACAACCGACCAAAATCCCGGTGCCGAACGTCAGCAGCAGGACAATCTCTCCAAGGCTCAGCATTACGAAGTCGCGCACAGTCATCGTGTGGCCTCCGCTCGTTCTAGGTGCAACGCCTGGCGGACCAGCCGCTGCATCAGGTGCCGGATCGTGTCGGCCGCGAATTCCAGGCGCAGCCGCGTGTCATCGTCAATCTCGTCATCCCACGCACGCTGAGCGCACATGTCGGCCACGATCGACGGGGGCGGCAGCTCGTACGGGTTCTCGCAGCTCATGCGTCCACCTCCACAAGCGGGCGAATCGTGCGCGACTGCCGCTCGTTCCACGCCAGGTAGCCTTTCTTCCGAAGCGGCAGCAAGTGGCACATGGCACCGTTGGGCGAGTCGAACCTGAACGCTAAGCACAGCTCGCGCACCGTGGGCGAGTAGCCGTGCGTTGCGATGTAGCCCACGATCCAGCGGTAAATCTCGCGCTGGCGATCCGTGAGCGGGCGTATTGGGGTGGCGGTGGTCATATGCCCTCCTTGGCGGCTGCTAACTTTCTACGTGTGCGCTCAAATGCTTCGGCCACTTCGCCCGTGAATGGCTTCGGCGGCGGCGATTGGTTTCCAAAGTCACGCCCTTGCTTGGCGGCCCGCTTCGGGTTGTTCCACTTTCCGCCCAGCACCTCGTCAACAAAGCCGGGCTTGCAAAATTGGTTGAGCGTCACCGGGTCGCTGAAGTACAGGCACTTCGGCAAGTGCTGGATTGCCTGAAAGGCGTGCTCCAGCCAGCACTCTTCAGCCAGTGCGGCCTTGACCGTGTCGGATGGACGCGATGACCGCCACTTCACGCCAATGCCTGAGTTCCATACCGCCCGCAGCTTCGGCCAATCGGCCTCGTGTGCGGAAGAAGAAGTACCCTTCATGGACATGGACATGGGAGCATCTGCACTAGCAATGCTCGGGCATATGCGTTCGCATTGCTCGGGCATGTCTGGTGGCTTTTCAGGCGTGTCACGGGCACCGCCTGACACGTCGCCAACGGCCCAGCGTGTGGAGGCAGACTGACGAGCCCGCTCGCTCCGTTCGTGGGACTTTGACCGTTCGTGCTCCAGGCGGATGTTCCGGCGCTTGCCGTCCTTCCACACGGGAAACTTCTGCGAAACCAAATCCCAGCACCTGCCAATGCCGGGCGTCATCAGCTCGAGGCGAGACAGATCGTCAGGCAGCCCGGCCTGCTCCCACTGGATCGCCAGCAGCGTGATGTAGTGGCCGCGCTCCTCTGCAGTCCAGCCGCCCGTAGCGGTCAGAAAGTCGCGGCCAAAGAACGGGAACCAGGAGCTCACGCCACCCTCCATTCCCTTTCGCCGCGCCCGCTAGCGCTGGTGACGATGTTTCCCGTCTCCGCGATTCGCCCACACTTGGCGAGCTCGTGCAGCCTCTTGCCGATCTGGTGAGGTCCAAGCCCACAGCGTGCCGCAATGCCACTGGCCCCGGCCGGGCCTTGGCTCAGCGCCTCGAGGATCGCCGCGTGGTGCTCGCCTCGGAACGTCTTCGCGTCAGCGGCTGCGGCCTTGCTCGTCACCGGATCGGTGCGTCGAAAGAGCGGCAGCGTGTCGAGCGATTCTGCGTAGTAGTCGGACACCGTTCACCTCCGTGTGTATTGGCGGCGTGTCGTGCCGCATCCGGCCGCATTACCCTGGGAGGCAGGGCTGCGGCTGCGGTGGTTACTCGCCACTCCCGCTCGGCGGCCAATGCTGCTGAAGCGAACGCAGCTGGTGGCAATGGCGTGCCGGCTGTGTGCTAGCGGCCCATTCGTTCCAGACGTGTAATGCGGTCCTCTTCTCGCTGGATGGCGTCTCGGTCGCGTCGGCTGGTGTAAACGCCCACGTCAACGATGAACGGCGACGGCGGGCCGTCATCTAGCACCTTGCCGATGTCCGTTTCAAACGTGGCCCTGCTCTGTGCCTCACGCTCTATGCGTGCCAGGTACTCCGCGTCGGTTTCAAAGTCGCGGCGGTAGTTCGTGCTCATGCGCGGGCCTCCGCTTCGATTTCTTGGGCATCGAAGTGCTCGCTGCCGGTGTCCTCGTAGGCATCGCCGCGCGGCGTCATCAGCTCCATGCGTGTGTCGATCAGATCGACCAACTCGCTGGCCTGGGTTGGGGTGTAGAAGCCAGCGTCCAGCCGCTCGCTCACGGTGGCGTGATGCTGCCGCAGACGCTCGACGCTCTTGGCGGCGGCAATCGCCTTGCGGGCCTTCACCATGTCCTCGGCCTTCGCCGTCTGGGCATTCGCCGGCTCGGGGTGCGTGACAGCGGGAGTCGGAAACTCCTCGCTCTTGATCTCGTCGGGGTCGTAGGCACCAACAGCGCCCTCCCAACCGATCGACTTTAGCCCGGCGGTGATCGCTCGGCTGCGAAGCATGGCCTTTGGAAACTTGCTGTAGTTGCTGTTTGACGCCAATCCAGCACGCTTGGCGTCTTCAATCGTGAAGTTCTCCGTGTGCTTGTCGCCGTTGGGGTGCACGAGGTGCAGCACAGCCCGCGACTCGTCAAGCACCTCAAACTGTGACCTGCCTCCAGCCGCTTTAAACCGAGCCAGTTGCGAGTCGGCAGACTCAACAACCTTGCCCTTGACCATGGCAAGAGACCGGATCGCACGCATCGGCTGCATGCCTAATTCGTGGCCAGTCGCAGCGATCACCGCAAACTGCCAGCCGGTCTTGATGTGGTCTGGCAGCATCCCGGTTTTAACCGCGTGCTCGCCGTTGGAGGCAAGTTCGTTCATCGAAACTGCCCGTTGTGTGCTGATCTCCGTGCTCATCGTTCGCGTCCCTTTCTGCGATGTGAAATCCCGGCTCCGCGTCCTGCCTTGCCGGGGCGATCCCTTCCTGGGCAATCCCGGCTCCGCCGGGCTCCGTGTTTCAGTGCGTGATGTCCTCCGGGTTCACCACGATCCACGCGCCGCTGACCTCGACGGCCAGGCGTCCAGGCTCGGCGGTCATGACGTGGCCGCTCCACCGCTTGCCGCAGGTGCAGCCCGAGACGAAGTCGCCAATGGCGGGCAGGTTCGCGGGGCGTCCGTAGGTTTCCTGCATGCCGGCGACTGCTCCGGCGTATTCGTTTTCGTGGGGGCTTTGCATGGGGGGCTTCTCCTTTGGGTTGGGGAATATACGCATGTTCATTTAGGAGTCAATCAGCCGAACCATAAATTTTTTGTTTGTGCGGTGCAGGGCTTTTGCGTGATGGCTAGCGGTAGATAGGCTACCGACTAGCGGTAGTTCGTCAACCCAAAATTCTGGCGAGTGTGCCCACGGCAAAGTCGATGCTGTGAGCGATCGTCTGCGCCAGCTCGCTCGAAGTGCCCAGCTCTTGGCCGAGGCGGATGCAGAGCAGCGAATGGATCGCGGCGTTCCAAGTGCGTGGCATTGTGTCCTCCGTGACGTTGAAAGAAGTGCCACCCGTTTCGCAGCTGTCGGCAGGCCGGGTGGCCCCACCACTTGCGTACTGTAGGCTATCGGTAGTTGGGCGTCAAGAGGGTGAGAAAGATTTTTTTGGCTGCGTGTCAGCCGGGGAAAACGCTACTTCTTCCGCTTCGCCTTTTTGCGCTTGGCGGCAGGACGCTTGGCCAGGTGCCGCTTGGCGTTGGCCCTGGTGGTCAGCGTGTCGCGGACGTGCGTTGCAGAGCTCTTCCTGACGAGCCGCATCCGCTGCCCGAGCAGGCGGCTGTCGAGCTTGCCCTTGCGGCAGAGCATCCGCACCCAGCCATCGGTGCAGCCCATGTAGTCCACGGCCTCAGAGATCGTGAGGTATTCCACGCCGTCGATGTTGCAGGGCATTGCGACCATCCATCCCATACTACCGTTAGCCGGTAGGTAGTCAATCTACGCGAGCCGCAGGCCGCTGTATTTCACCAGGTCTGCGCAGATTTGCCGGCCGGTCCCAGCCTCCCGTACCATACTGAACAGACCAACCAGCGGAGGGCATGGTGGTTGTACGTTTGTACACCATGCCTATACTCCGCGTTCACAAGGGAGGATTTGAAATGCTGTTGCGTGATTTCCTGAATGACCGCTACGCCGTGCTCCACAACCTGAAGCCGCGCACCGTCGAGATCTTCGGACACTCTATCGACCGGCTGCGAGACTTTCTCGGGCGCGAGCCAGAACTAGCGGATTTTGACGATTTGACCATCGGCAAGTTCCTGCGGTGGCGGGCCGTCACACCGCACCGAGGGCGGATCTGTGCCGCTGCCAGCGTGGCCAAGGACAAGGCCCACCTGGTCAGCCTGTGGAATGCTGCCGCCCGCAAGCGGCTCGTGGAGGTGTTCCCAGACCTGCCCCGTGGCATCGTCAGGGTGCCTCACCGCTCGCCGTCTGCCTACACGGTGGAAGAGATCAGCCGCATGGTGCAGCAGGCCACGCGGCGGTCAGGGCTCATCGGCCCGTGCCCGGCTCCGTGGTTCTGGACCACGCTGCTGATGTCGAACTGGTACACGGGCGAGCGGATCGGGTCGCACCTTCAGACAAGGTGGGAGCAGGTGGACCCAGCCCACCGCACGATCACGTTTCTCTCGGAGCACCGCAAGGGGCTCGGGCGAACGATTACACGGGCGATTACGCCGCAGCTGGCGTCGATGCTTCAAGCCGGGCGGCGAGCCTCTGACGATCTGGTGTGGCCCTGGACAGACCACAGGGCGGCGAACTCCATCTACCAGCGGATTCGGTACATCTGCCGGTCGGCGGGCGTAAAGCCGAGGGGCTTTCATGCAATCCGCAAAGCGGCCGGAAGTTATCTGAAAGCTGCTGGTTTTGACGCCACGGAATTTCTGACGCACAAAGATAGCAAGACAACCAGGGACCACTATCTAGATCCCAAGATCGTGGGCGAGGCGTCGGCGCTAGACTTCCTGCCGCCGCTCGACCTTGGCTGAACCGGGCAAGCGGGGAGACGGCGCGGGGGAAGGGAAACCCTGCGCCGCCTCGACCCGCCGCCCGGATCACGAGTCCACACGCCTTGCACGCTCCACCGCCAGGTCGCCCTTCGTGCGGCTGAGCTCGGCGAGCAGACGCATGACGTGGGCCGCGAGCGTGCCGCTTGTGCCCTGGTCCCAACAGCCCGAGAACTTGCGGGCGTCCCATTCGCATTGCTGCAGGTAGGCGTCAGTCAGTTTTTCCACGGTGCTCCTCCCGATAGAGCAGCAGGGCAAGCAAAGCGTAGGACGCCAAGTCCATCAGGTTGTCCTCGACGCCTTCGTGCTCCAGCCGGCCCGTGCGGTTGAACGTGGCCAGCCGCGTGACCTTGTCCGACAGCCTGACCATGGCCCCCTTCCACGGCTCGATGCCGACGAACAGGGCACCGTTCCGAATGTTTGCCAACGGGTCGTGCTCGCTCCCATAGTCCCGGCTCTTGCTTGAATGCAGAGCCTTCATGCGGTCGAGCAGGTCGAAGTACGCCTGGCTGGTGGGATGCACCGGATCGCCAGGCTTGCCGGTCGCCACGGCAGCAACGCGGTCGGCTACTGTTTTGCGTAGCTCAGCGTTGGCCTCTTTGAATGTCGTGGTCATTTCGTTCCCTTTCGTAAGTCTCTGTCGCAATAGATCGGCATGGCCTTCGTGACTTCGTGCCGGCCGTGGTCAATGACGATGGCCGCCTGGCACGGTGGCTCGTAGGCCGCCTTGATGCGAGTAGCGTAGGCCGAGTGTCCAATCACGCTGCCGTTGGCCACGTAGCGACCCGCACGCAACCACTGGAACTGATGCCAGTGGCCGAAGCAGGTGAGGTCGGCTCGCTCGATGGCATCCCAGGCGCTGATCGCTTTGTTCGTCGGGATCGTGATGCCGCCGATGCCGCCGCCGTACTTCACGGCGTGGCCGTGGTGGAACCGCACGCGGAATCCATCAAGATCGACGTAGTTCAAGTAGCCGGTGCCGATCTGCCAGCGGACGTTTTTGCGAGCCTCGGCCGCAGCCATCGTCAGGTAGAGGTGCTGCTCAAACGAATGATCCATCTCGGTGCCGACTCGCAGCTTTTCCGTAGACCGCCCGTGGTTGCCGCTGTTCGTAGCCACTACCACTTCGCGGGCGTGGTCGGCCACCTGGTCGATGAAGGCCCGCATGATGCCGCCGATGAACCGGCACGCAGACAGCGGGGCCAGCTGGGCCATCTCGGCGGTATCGGGATGGATATGGCCCGAGATCAGATCCCCGCCCAACCACACCACCACGCGGTCGATCTTGGCCAGCTGTCGCTCGTGCTCGAGCAGGACGAAAAACCGCTCCTGCAGCTCGGCCATGCGTTGCTCGCACACTTCGAGATCGTAGGAGTTCAAGCCGTTGACCGTCTCAGGGTCCACCCGCTCTTCGCAGTGAATGTCCGAGAGCAGCACCACCATAGTGGCGTCGTGCGGCTTCGCCTTGGCGATCTTGGCCGCTGGCCGCTCCGTTGCCTTGATCCCAACCAGCCCGGCAATAGCGTCGGCCCTGGTGCGCTCAGCGTCGATAGCCTGCAGGGCAGACTTGTAGCGGCCCTTCAGGCTGGCCACCTCGGCACGCAGCCGCGCCAGCTCGGCATCGGTGGCCAACTGCGTCGCAGCGTCCAGGCGTCCCTCGACGGCCTCGGTCACGCTTTTCTGTTTAGCCATGTGATGACAGCCTGTTCGCCGGGTTTCGTGTGCCCACGCTCCGCCACCACCTCCGCGATCGCCGTCGCCAGCGCCCGCTTCTGCGATGCAATCCCGCCAGCGTGGAACCGCTCACGGATCGCGGCGAGCTCGGCCTGGAGATCGTCAGGCAGTCGCTCGTTCCACGGCATGAAGCCGGGCCGCTTCGCCTTCACGCGGGCGAGCACGTCATCGAGCAGGCTTGCGGGCTTTGCCTTTGGCACGGCCGACTCCCTTCGCAGGCTTGGCGGCATCCCGCCGCAGGACCATGTTGCCGTCGTCGTCGATGATGCCGAGGCCCGTGGCCTCATCGTCCTCGAAGTCGAGCTCGGCGAGATTAGGCCGCTGGGCCTTCGGCTGCGGCTTGGCTGGCTTCTTTGGCACGGCGGGCCTCCGCTTTGCGGGCGTTGGCTATCGCCCGTCTCACGAGCAACCTAGCGGCGATGTCAACGAACGGCAGGCCGCGTGCCTTGGCCTCTTCACGCATCACGCCGACCACCTCTTCGGTCCTCTCCGGCCGGCTGCACTCGTCGCATCCCCAGGCGTCCATCTCGTTTGCCTTGGCACGGCAGGAGCAGGTGGGCGTGGGCTCAATGCCGAATCGCTTCAAAATCTTGGATAGCTCGGTGCCGGGGCCGTGCGCCGGCGATGTTGACGCGGGCTGTGGTGGCCCAAAGCCCGGCTTCGGATGGCGAGGATACGCCGTGTGTTCAACGTCTATCGTCCACTCGTCGCCGGCCTGGGAGGCGACGCACGGCATGACTTCGCCAAGCGTATAGCCACGCTCACGGCAGCGGGCTTCAAGAAATGAGCGGTGGCAGGTAGTCATGGCAGCGGATTCGTAGACAGCGTTACTGTTCCACCCGATAGGGTGTAGATGTGCCGAATTGAAACTAAAAAGTTCGTGTGACCAATAACAAACACGGGCACGAATGATGTTGAAAGCGGGATTTCAAATGAAGTGACATTTCCTTGCGCAATGTCGCAAAAAGTGGGAGCTACGCTATTCAAAAACGAGAAATCAAACGTCGCAGTCATGTATTGCTCCAGCCCGCTGGGGTTGCAGCCAATAGCAGGGCCAAATAGCCACCTGGGCCGAAAGTAATAGTCGCTGGACAAAACGTACCCTCCCGTGCACTGCCAGCTAATGCCGAGCGATCCCTCAGGCACACCAAATATGCGCTCAAAAGCCCGAAACGATGGAGAGCATCCGGCACAAGGCTGCTCTCCGAATGAATAATTGTTAACGCATCCACGGGTTGAGTAAACCACGTATCCTTGGGTTAGACTCTCCGGCACTAACGGAATGGCGGGGCGAAAACTAGATAGCCAGTCCCCCATGATCGACTCGGCGTTTTCGGGTCGCGGCAAAAAACTTAAAGGCTGTGACTCAAAGCCGAAAACACCAAAGTCAGTTCTAAGAAACGTGAGAGAAAAGTTACTGAAAGCCGCGTACAGAAAATCTGGAACGCCAAACCGCAGCACGCAGCCGCAAATTGTTGGCCCAGTACAGCACTGGCAGTTTTCGGCAAGCTTTGTGCCGCCGGCAATAATCCGATCATTTTTTACAGCTAACGGCATTGCTTATCAGCAGGCTGTTGTGCCAATGGTGATGACACTTGTGGACACAGTTTCGGAAATACGAATAGTCAGTGTATTAAACTGAAGTCCAGATGTATTAAGAGAAACCGACGTGATAACTGAAGCCGTTGCCGTGACGGGAGCCCAAGCAACTAGATGCCAAGCAGCGCCGTCTTTTGCTATTCCACAATTGGAGTTTCCGCGATCAGGCAACGCGACGAATACGTTTTGGGCCGCCACGGTATTCGGCGTGGCCGTCTGATTCTTAAACGTCACCGTCTTCTCGGCGTTGATCGACCACGCGCCGGTGAAGGTGCAGACGCGGAACGCCTTGGGATTGCCAGCCACGCCACGGCTGCCAAACGTCAGCGGCCCGCAATCGCGGTCGCCAGCCTCGACTGCTCGCACCACCTTGGCGATCCGCTCAGCGGCCGGCTTCGTGAACGTGACGCGCTCTGTGCGGGCTGGCTTGCCGTCTGGCTTCTGGGCCATGGTCAGTCCTCGAGCACGGTGAGCACCAGGCGGGAGCCACCCACGGCAGCCTTTGCGGCGTAGTTGCCAGCCGCCAGCCGCAGGATCGCGGCCTCGCCGGCACGCAGGCGTACAGTCTCGTGCAGGTTCGTGCCGTCGAACCGGCCGAACGACACGGTGTGCGTAGTCTCTGTGGCGAGCGAACGGGCGAAGCACAGGCCGAGGCTGCCCATCGTGGCCGTGCTGATCTGTGTAACTGACGTGCCCAGGTTCAGCGTGACGGCCAGCATTCCAGCCGTGGCGATGTCGGCAGTGATGCCTGACGCGGCGAACTGCTGCGAGAGAGCGCCCTTCTGCACTTGGGCGTTGATCGTGTAGTTGATGTCGGGCATGGGGCGGGCTCCTTAGAACGGCGGGGTGCCGAATAGCGGGGTGAAGGCGACTTCTGGGTGTACGCGGCGGTTCAGGACGGTGGGGGCACCAGAGCCTGTGAAGTCCGTATTGAAGCGGATGCTGCCATCGTCGTTTAGGGCCATTACGTTGGCAGACGCCACCTGCTCCGTGCTTCCCTCAGACTCGCTGGAAAACACATAGCAGCGGCGCTTCTTCGCGCTGCCACCCGATCCGCTGATGTAGTTCCAGCCGACGTTTGGCAGCAGAAGATTCCAGCCGCTTTGCCGATAGGCAAGCTCAACGGTGACGCTCCAGTACTTGATCTCTACGCCGCTGACCACTTCGACTTGCTGCTGCCCCGAGATACCTTGGCACTTCCACTGATGCGCTGCCGAACCCATAAACCCGTCAGAGTTCACGCAGTTCGTCACCTGGGCTGCCACGGCCACAGGGAACGCAGGTCGGTTGCCGCTGATGCTGCACCGCAGCTCGGCCTCTTCGGTCATCGCAGACTCAAAGAAATCACCGGCCGTATTGATGAGCGCCTTGCGGTTCGCGTTGCCACTGCCTTGGTAGTAGACGAGGGCCGGAACAGCAGAGCCGCCAGTGCTAAAGCTCCACACGTCTCGCCGAGCAAGCGGGTTGGGCTGGCTATCTTGGCTGCCAACCTGCGGCACCTCGTAGCGGTACGTGATCTCCGCGTGCTGCCGATCCGTTTCTGTGACGCTGCCTTCAGTGCAGAGCAGGTATGAAAACTCTGGGTGCATCGAGCCGTGGAAGATGCCCACGGTGTTCAGCAGCAGCTGGTGCGCGACGGGCTCCGTAACCGTTACCACGAACTTCAGTTCTGCCGTGGGGCTCTCGCCGAACTTGTGCGAGAACGTGCGGGGCAGGACTTCGCGGTATGCGATGATGGACATGGTTACGCTCCGAGGATCTCCACAGGGCTCGCGCCAGTGGCAGCGATGGCTCGCCGGATCTCCTCGAGCTTGGAGAGCTGCTGGGTGCGCTGCTCGATCGCCGGGTCGGCCCTGCCTGTGGCAAGCCGCAGGAACTCAGACGCGCCGCCCTGCGTCCGAACGTCGCTGGCCTGCAGTGCCTGAGTGGAAGGCCGAGCCAGTTCGGCGGCAATCTCTTTGCGGATCGTGATGCCTTCAGCGGCCAAGTTTTGCAGGGCTGTGCGGGCTTCGCCGCCGTCGATAAGCCCACGGTCAAACGCTTCCCGCACCTTCTTAAATTGGTCGGTCACAGTTTGCACGGGCCTTAGCAGGCTCTGGTCAAGGCCGAGAGCCGAGAGCTCACGCTGGCGGGCCTGCTCTTTCGCGGCCTCTGTGGCGGCGGCGGCGGTCTGCCGCGTAAGCGCCAGCCGCTCCTGGGCTGCAGCAATCGCCAAAGAATCTGAGCCTTCGCGGGCTGCCGCCAATGCTTGCTCTGCGTCGGCAATCGTGCGGGTGATCGCCAGCAAATCTTCCGACAGAGTTAGTTGCGATCGCTCGCCATCCTCAAGGCCGGCTCGTGCAAGCCCCTGCACGCGCTTGCCAGCCTCTTCGCTGGCCTTGCGTGCCGCGTCGGCCACAGCGTCTGTGGCTTTCTTCTCTTCCGCCCTGGCCTGTGTGATGTTCTCAATAACTGCCAGCAGTTGTTGTGCAGAATCGGCGATGTACTGCTGGCCTACGCCAGCGTCCACGGCCGCAGCGTTCATGTTCTCGATGTCTGTCGTGAGCGTGTCGAAAGCGTCGGCCACTTCCTTCGGCACGGCCGACAGACTGCCAGCCTCTTGTGCAAACTTCTTGAAGGCAGAAGTGGCCTCATCCACAGTGCCCTGAATCAGCGTGGCGTCGGTGATTTCGGCGGGCAGCTTGAATGCGGACTCGGCCTGCGCTGCAAACTTGTTAGCGGCTTGGGTTGCTGACTCAAATGTTCTCGCAGACTTTCCAGTGGCTGCCTGAATTCGTGCGTTTGCCGCCTCGCTTGTGTCAGCGGCTTCGGCAGCAGACAGGCCGACTTGTGCGTATAGGCCAGCGACTGACCCAAGAAGAACAACAAGAATTCCAATGCCTGTGCGAGACAGTAGGTTGGTGATGGCTACTGACAGTGCCGCAGTTGCCGCCGTCGCCGACACACACGAAAGGCTGTACCCAGCAAACGCACCAGCGGCGGCAAGCGCACCAACGGCAGCACCTTGGATGTTCTTGCCAATCATCGAGAGCGTGTCGGCAATGACCGGCAGGACGGCGGCAGCGAGCGGAGCGGATGCCTTGTAGATGATGAGAAACGTTTCGCCCAACGCACGGCCCGCGTCGGCCAGGCTTGCGATGGCACCCTCGGCTGCCTTCGCCACTTCCTGAACGTCGATGGCTGCGATGAACTCAGCGGCAGACCGCGACGCCTCAACCAGGGCAGGCGCCAGCTCGGCCGTGACTCGCTGCTTGAACGCCTGCACCGTCGCGCCCAAGGCACTGAATGAGTCATCGAGCTGCGCGAGGTTGGCCACCTGCGTCTGCCCGAGCACCAGGCCCAGGCCCTCGGCCTGCTTTCGCATCTCTGCCAGGAAGCCCGCGCCCTCTTGGAACACAGGCACGAGCTCCGCACCGCTCTTGCCGAACAGCCCAACAGCAGCAGCCGCTTGCTGTGCCGGGTTCGGCAGCTGCGAGATCGCTGCCGCCACCTTCTCAAATGCCTGCTCTGGCGAAAGCCTGGCGAGCTCTTCGACCGACAGCCCGAGGTCTGCGAAAGACTTGATGGCGGACTTGTTTCCCGTCTGGGCTTCGCCGAGGTTGATGCCGAGCTTCTGGATGCCCTTGCCGAACGTCTCGACGCTGACGCCAGACTGCTCGGCTGCGAACTGATACGCCTGTAGCGTCTGGGCCGACACGCCCGTACGCTTGCTGAGATCGTCCACGCTGGCCACAGCAGACGCGGCCCCAGCCACGAACGACGTGAACGAGCCGGCCACCGACTGGATCGCAGAGATGAAGACCCGCGACAGCTCGATTGTCTTCAGCGTCGAAACATCTTGCTGCGTCCTCTTGGCGGCATAGCCGAGCTTCTGCAACTCCACGACGCCAGCGTTGATGCCCGCAGACATCTGCGTGGCATTCGCCGATAGTTGAAAGCCTAGTCCTACGGTTGCCATCTCAGCCTTCCAAGTCTCGCTTCATCTGCTCGAGCACTTCGCGTATCTGGTTCGGATGCTTCGGTGCCTTGTCTTCGATCGGGATGAAGTCGCTCGCCGATGGCACCTTGCCGCGTGGGCAGTACGGTGCAAGCATCGCGCTTGCCAGCATCCCGGTTTGCGTCCAACTGTCGGCCAGCGGAGAAAACCACCTGGAGAACGCCAGCCACCGAGAGAACTCCCGAGAATCCATCTGGTCGATTTCGGCGAGTGTCTTTCCCAAGTGGCCCGCCAGACGCATCTTGAACTGAAGCGTCGGGCGGGCGTTCATTCCCCCGCCAGTCTCTTGATCTCCTCCTCTGTCAGTGCGTTGTGCTTCATCGCCGCCTGCCACAGCTTGTGCATCTGGTCGCTGCTGCGGCGCTTTAGGGCTTCGACGCCTTCTTCGCCTGCATAGAGCAGGTTCCCCTTTTCGTCGCACAGCGTGCGGCTCAGGAGTTCAGAGCGAAAGTCGGGGATCGCCTTGCCGCCGGCCTCCACCAGCTTGAGCTCGTAGGAGTCGCGCTCGCCTACGCTCATCAACCGCAGGCAGCACTCGCCGCCGAATGCTTGCACCTTGATGATCTTGGCGTCATCCGCTGCGTCGATCTGTTCTCGTGTCAGTGCCATTGTTTACCCGTCGAGGATCTTGAACGTGACGGTGTAACGGGTCACGCCGTTCACTTCGTTCGACACGCTCAGCGATTCCCATACTGCCTGCACCGTCAAGGATTGCCCGCCGCCCGAGATCACGAGCTGCTTCCGCAGGCCATACTCGCCCGTGCTCGTGTTGGCACCCGCCAGCGTGGTAACGGAGACGCTGCCGGCGTCATCGGTCCACACGACGCTGCGGCCCTTGGGGGCACCGCCGCCGTAGTTCCAGTCCAGGCCGACAATCTCAGAGAAGGCAGAGCCTCCCCAGGTGATGGCCACGCCTGTGCTGAACGATGCCACGGGAAAACCTCCCGTGCGTTAGCGAGCCACGCGGAAGGTGGCCGAGCCCCGGATCACGTCGTTTACGGCGAGCGTCACCGACGAGCTTGAGACGGTCGCAACCTTCGACAGGCTGATTCCGCCAGTGATCGCCAGCGTGCCAGTGGCACCGTCGCTGATGACAGACGAGCCGATGTAGTCGATCTGCACCTCGCGGCCCGTGTCGTTCGCCGCACCCGTCAGCGGACGGTCGAGCGTGAGAATGGCAGCGCCAACGGTTTGCCCGAGGTGGCTGATGTCAATCGTGTCGGCCGCATTCACGTCCGTGAGCGTGTACGTGATATTCGTGACGGTAAAGTTGGTGCCACCGAAGGAAAACGTCGTGCCCGAGCCGGCATGCGGGGTGCTCATGTGCCTATGTCTCCTGCCACCAGATGTCGAAGGAAAGTTTCACGCTGTACACAGGCGGCATGTCCGCCCCGGCCAGCTGCACGAAATCGTCTTGTTCGTTTTCGAGCGAAGTCTGCTGTACCACCGTATTGTCGAAGGTTCCCCCGTACCCATCCAGACAGGAGCGGCAGCGGTCGGCCAGGTCGCGCGCCCCTTCGTAGGTCGTGGCGTACACGTCCAAATCAACGCTCACCTGCGGCACACCCATCGGCGCGCCAAGCGTCTGCATCCTGCGGATGCCCGTGCGGCGGTAGGTGATGAAGGGCAGGGGCGCGGCCTGCGGGGCAAGCAGCGGATAGACGCGGTTCGAAACCACGGACGATACGGCCGTCGTCGTCACGAGTGCATTACGGAGAACGGCTTCGGGGCTTTTCATTTTTCGCCTGCCTTGTTTCTGCGTTCATAGGCCCGCAATGCTGCCGAGAGAGACTTACGCATCTCAACATCCAGAATGCTTTTCATCGCACCGCGTGACTGGTTGAAGGCCCGCTCGAGCGGACGCAGCGCGGGCATCGGGGCCACGGAGCCCGTGGCAATGAAGTCGATCGGATACTTGCCCTGCCACGAACCCTTGCCCCGGCGGGTGTTCCACGAGGACAGAACCTGCCGTGGGTTGTTGTTGGGCTGTTCTTTGCGGCGCTCGCGCTGCGAGATGATCCGGCCGTCAAGGATCACGCGGCGGCGCTTCACCACGCGGCTCTTGCCGGGAGTGCGGCGGCCCTTCGTTCCAAACTCGACCAGGTGCGAGTGGTAGGCCCGGTTCGGCCCCTTCATCACAGAGCCGCCGAATGCCGTCTCTGCCGTCCGCTGAGCACCGCCACCAACAGGGCGGCGGAAGCCGATCACGATGACCGACACTGGCACCTTGAACTTGTTGTTGGTGTAGCTCTTGCCACGCTCTGTAATGCTCGCAAGCAGGTTGCCGCTGACCTGGCCGATGGCTCGCACGTTGGCTTCTAGGGCAGCCTTGCCTGGCTGGGCAGCCTTCTTTAGTGCCCTGCGCTGGTATCTGTTGGAGATGTCGGCCGGCAGCTTCTTCAGTTCGGCCACCACGTCATCAAGCGGCGCGAGCGAATACAACGCCTTTGCAGCCTTGCCCCGGCCCACAGCCAGCTTGATAAGTGGCTCGCCTGCGACGATCGCCATCAGGGCACCTGCTCTTGGCAAATGGCCTCGTGCTCGCTGCGGTTGCCGTGCTCGAGCAGACTCACAATGTCGAGCGTGCGGGAACGCCACGAAAACCGCATGTTTTGGGTGAGGCCAGGCAGGTAGCGAAGCCGCACGCGGTGGCTGACGGTCGTTTCCTGCTGGCCAGAGATCAACGCCTCGCGGGCCGACACGCCTTCGACGCTGGCCCACACGGCAGAAGAGTTGGCCCACGCCAGCACCGTCTCGCCGAGGGCATTGGTCGTGCCGCTGGCGATCTGCACCGTGACACGCTCGCGGAGTTTGCCTGCGTCCATTAGCGGTAGCTTCCCCACTTCTGCGATGACAGGAGCGACTCCACTGCAAACTCCAACTGCTTGGAAATGCTGCCGACGAGCACGGTGCTGCGGTGTTCGTACCAGAAGCCCACGAGCATCAGCATGGCGTGCCGGATCGCAGCCGGCACACTCGTGCCGCTCGCACCGTAGCCGCCCCACCAGGTCACGCTGATGGCGTTATCATCCTGCAGGTGCGGCGGCCAGGTCTGGCCATACAGCGTCTTCACGGTGCCCGGCACGCCGTCCCGATCCACGCGGTAACTGGCCGTCGAGTAGGTGGCCGTGGTGCCGTTCTCGTACGTGAACGTCAGGGCCACCGCCGTTGTCGTGCCGGCCGTAGCCATCGGCGGGCGTGGCAGCTCG